TTAAATATCTTCTTAAGATTTTTTGTGACGGCGTCTAGGTTTTGTATCCTTACTGTTTTCTTAGCCACGAAACAACTCCTGCAACGTAACCAATGTACTAAGTAGACTGGCCTCACCGTCTGCAGGCTCATCTGTCGGCAGTGTAAATCCACGCTTTAATTTGTTGTATGCCTCTGTAGGAAGTCCGAAAAAATCACGCCTCACTCTTGGTCCAGGGCTTGCGCCAGTGATGTGACCATGGGCCTTTAGCTGCTCTTCTCTGTCATCCCAACCTATTACAATTTTATTTCTGCTTGAGTCGATGATGTCCATAAAACCCAGCATATCGCCAGTAAGTTTTAGGTTTGGATTACTTATTGATTTGTTTGCAGCTTTAAATTCTGTTGTCTTAGAATATTCTTTTGAATAGTTTTTAAACCGTGAGCCATTGCGGTCTACATTTTCTTTTGTGCGCTTTCGAATCGCGTCTATAACCGCCTGGCCAACGCCCTCTCTAAAAGCAACGCTGTCAGGAACCCTTCGCCCAAACAATTCATTTAGGTTTATTTCTAGTCTAGGGTTTTTTCCACTAAGATTTCTCTTCTCAACCTTTGCCATCATCTACACCTTGTGCAGTAGGTTTTGGTATTGGGTCGGCTTTTATTACTTGTAAAACTTCTGGCTTTAGTGGATTTTCATCTTCGATTTGGTCCATAACATCACGGGCCTGACTCTCGTCAATTCCACGCAACTCCATAATTGCCTCAACCCTGCTGATTAATCCATTATCTAAACGCTTTATCACGCTGTCATCGGTGTCTGCTTGCGATAACTGTGTTCCAGGCTCTACGAACTCAATGTCCATTTTAACATCACTAGGAATTATTCCACTAAGCTCAGGCATTAACCCACCAGCAGTAACACCGCTTAAAGCTTCAAGCCATAATTTAATTAAATTAAATATTTCCAACTCCACCCATTGAAATAATTCAAAGTCATCTATTGAAGCTTCAAACTTTTCAATGTTGCTGAGGAGTCTATCAATGCCGCTTGTGAAACGTGTTGATGTTCCGTCTGCTGAAACGACACCTGGGTCTAAGCCTTTAGATGTTAAAAACATTGATAAGAACGTGCGGACCATTTCTATTGAACCGCTTAGGTCTGGGTTTGGAGAGGCAAATTTAAAATCTGGTTGCTCTCCTGGGTCTGCGTTCTTACTCTTTTTTAAAAACATAACTGTGTTGGGTCCGATTTTCATATCAACAGGAGGCTCAACAGCACTGATAATCGGCTGTGCATAACCTTGTAGCCTGTTAACTTCGGCAACATCACTTAAAATAATTGCCATCTCCAACGTAAAATCAACCGTTGAGTTGCCGAAACGCTGCCAGTATTCGTCTTGGGTATCTTCTTTAACATCTACAAACGGCATTTTACCAATAGGATTTAAAATAGACTCAGCATCAAATTCACCCTCAAAAGGCTTTAATGTTAACGGGTTTAATATTGCGCCCTTTGCATTGGTCATAAAATGAAATTCATTTGACCACCAAACATAAAAACCTCTACGAGACTTCCAATCTTCTGCATCAGCCACTTTTGTGTTTACTCCAGAATTGTCTCTGTAGTTTGTTGCTGACGGCTGAGGAGTTATGTTATTGCTATTGTCCACAAGATCAAACAAAGCATCTTTATCGAATTGCGATAAGATATAAACGTCTGCCCTGGTCGGGTCTACTTCGCTTGGAATTGTGTCGAAGTGGTGAGGCTGTAACACTTTTATTTTAAGCTTACCGTCTTTAGGAATAATTTGAATGGACGCTTGGTCCTGTAAATTAAAAGCAATGTTTGCTTGTTTTAATGCTGTGTTAAATCGGCCTGCTTTATATATGTTTGAAATCAACTCATCTGTTTTTTCATCAGACTCTAATAATTGTCGCTTAGGTCGTTTGTTATAAATTGAACTTTGTTCGTTTATGATTCTGTTACAAAGATTTATAGAGCTAATAACTCTCATGGAGTTAACAGTCTCTGCACTTAATTCTTTGCGAAGTATGTTATAAACATATTCTTCCATTCTATCATTGAAAATTTCCCAACGCTTTAAAGACTCTTCTTTTCTGCGTCTGTTGTCGTCGCCTTCAATGTCTTGAATTACTTGTAATCTATAATTTTGATCTAGTATGTTATTTGCTGGCATTTTTCTTAGACCTCTTCTTTGATTTTTCTGTGTCATCTTTTAAAAGTATTTCTTCAAACTCAGACTCGGCAATCATCATAGCACGGCCATGGTTCATGCCTTTTCGTTTGTAGTTTTGAAGTATAACCTGAAACTCATCACTATCATGCAGCTCTTTTTTGTCATCTTGCATAACTAAATACTCCCGATCTATTCTCAGACTCTAATAGTACACCATAAATGGCATATCCTAAAGCTGTTGTGATATGTTGAAACCTATCGCTGTCATCTTCTATATAATTTGCACCGGACTTTAGTTTAGTCAATCGCAAGCCTTCGTCAACTGTTGGTGCATCTTTATAAACATAAACTCTTCTTTGGCCGTTTGCATTACACAACATTCCATTTAAAGTATTGTGTCTTGTTCTCACTGGAGGGTTTGATCTTTTGACTTCAAGTGAGTATTTAACCGCACGATTTGTTTTGCTGTTAACAGCATTAGCAAAGTAGTTGTCGATAATATCCCAATCGCTAACTTTGCTGCGAGTGTCTTTATGTCTGCCTGTTGCATCTCCATGGAGTAAGTACCTCGTATTGTAATCAAGTAAACCTCGTGAGTGAATTTCTTCCAAACTATCATGCGTTCTTTGCCCCTCAACTACTGTTTCATTAAAAACGTGGAACACTCCGGCAATATACTGCATAAGGCAAGCAGATAAAGGCTTGCCCAAACCAATATTAAAATCCCAGCTAATAATGATAGGATACTTCGGGTCGACCTTATACGTTTGGGGAATAAAATTATATTGTTTGTCATAGGCATAGTAAACAACCTCATTCATTATTTCTATCCACTTACCATACACCATACGCTGCGCCATACGTTCGTCTAGTGTGTCGAGTAAGTTTTTGGTGTAAGTCTTTGGCAGGTACGGATTGTCAAAGGTGTTGGAGTAATAAACTTTTACCAATTCATTTGTATCAGATTTTTCTATTATTCTTTTATAAGCCCAATGGCTGGGTGAGTCTGGGTTGGTTGCAGAAATTAATAATTGTTCTGGCACGTGCGGCAATCTACCCACCCTCTGCTTTATAGTATTGTAAGCATCAGCAGACTTGGTCTCAGTTAATTCTTCAATTCCAAACCCTGAAAATTCATAAGAACCGAGTTTTGCCATGTTCGCATCTGCCCAGGAGATCGCTGGAATACTGCTTTTATTTGAAAATTTAAATGATCCATTCGACTCATTGTATCTGTAGTCAATTCCACATCCATATAAATGCTCTCTTATTTTTAAGCAAAGTGTAGCCTTTAATTGCGGTAATGCTAATCGACCAATTCCAAACCTTGCCCCTGGATAAAGCAGGCAATGAGTTATTGCAATGTGAGCAAGCGTTAATGATTTTGCCGAGCCAACAGATCCAGATAACATAACCTCATGCACGCCTTTATCATAATCAAAATTACGTCTAATGTCTTTTAGTATCTTTAACTGCTGTGGTAATGGTGAAAACTCACTTAGGTTTGGGGTTGAAGTTTCCATCGTCATCCAATTTGTAGTTAAGCATTATTTGTTGAGCAACATCTTGCGCATCTACATTCTTGTCAGACCATCCACAAAGGTTCTTTAAGCAGAATATCATTATCGCTGGAGACTTCTCTGCTTGCTTTAATGCTTTACGAATTAAGTCCATGCGGGTGTGTACCATATATTTGTCACGAAAAGCCGCAAATGGTATTCCTTCATATTCTTGGCATCTACGATCAATAGTGTCCTCAGATACTTCAAAAAATGCAGCACAATCTTTTTTGGTTGGCTTCATTCTGCACAATGCTTTTAACTGCTCATGTGATACTGGTTTCTTATCAGCCATATTATTAATTCCTTTATATTTTAAACTCACTCAATGATGGTATTGCGGTGAAATACTCGCTTCTAACATCACTCATTGATTTAAATTTACCACTCAATCCTGTGGTTCTAGTTATGCAATTTTTGTCTTCTACGCCCCTCATCTTAACACAGTAATGGACAGCATCCAAAGTAACGGCAACATCATTAGTTCCCAACACTTCGACCAGGCAAGAAAGAATCTGTTGATTAAGCCTCTCCTGCACCTGTGGTCTGCGAGAAAAATATTTAGCAACACGATTTAACTTGCTCAAACCTATTACTTTATCACCAGGAATGTAAGCAATGTGGCAGCGTCCAATTATTGGCACGAAGTGATGCTCACACACTGATTCTATTGATATGTCGCACTCAATAAGCATTTGGTCATAGTTAAAGGAATTTTCTTGAACCGTTATCTTTGGAAAGTTGTCTTTCCTAAGCCCAGAGAAGAGTTCCTTTACATACATCTTAGCAACTCGCTTAGGTGTTTCTTGTATAGAGTCATTTTCTAAATCCATACCAAGTATGGTTAATATATTTTTGAACAAGTGTTCTATGCTTTCTATTTTTTCTTCATCGCTAATACCATTTTCTTTGAATGGTGTTCCCCTCAATGTGTCCATTATTCAATTCCCATCCATTTATGCGTTTGAAGACTTAATCTCCAGTTAGAATTTTTTTTCATTACATCAAATATTTTCTCTAAACTTTCCTTCATTCTATTATATTCTGGGGATAGATAGTAAAAACGACCATCTCCAGTTTGATGTTTGTCTAAAATAGATAAATCAAAATTATCATCTACAACATATTTAAACTCACTGGCCTTAGCAAACGCATCGTCATCAATATAATACGCTCCAAGGTCTTTAAAATTCTTAGAATCCTCTTTGGGTGAAACCGTTACCCAGTCAATGTTTGCGGGGACTGGGAAATTTCCATTGGTTTCCACAGCAATTTCAAAACCAAAAGACTTAAGAAATTTAATTAACTCCGGAAGTTGCTTATTCATAGTTGGTTCACCTCCAGTAATAACTGCAAATCTACATTTCTCAACATTAATTAAATCAATAAGTTCTGTTTTAGTTATTTTTAAAAAGGTGTTGAACTCAGTGTCGCACCATGAGCAATTTAAATTACAGAATGGCAATCTTAAAAACAGAGCTCTTCGCCCAGCATTTCTTCCCTCAGTCTGAACAGTATGATACCACTCAACTAATTTAAAGTATTCTTTCATATTTCTA